CTCACCGTCGATCAGGTCGGCCTCCGCGGCGACCATGTCCAGCACGTCCGCGCGCACCTGGTCGCTCAGCGCGTCCCACACCAGCCACCCCGCGCAGCCCGCCAGGGTCGCCCAGAGCGCCGACTGCCACGTGGCGCCCCACACCGTGCCGTGCGCCGCCGCAACGGCCGCCACGACGTCCACGACGGCCGTGGTGGCGTCCTGCGCGGACACCCCGGTCACGGTCTCGTCGTGCACCCCGCACGCGAGCGCGGCGGCCACACCCAGAGCCGCGGCAGACGGGCTGCGCACGGTCGACTCGCCAGCCACGGTCACCGCGAAGCCCGACGGGTACGTGGACGGCAGCCAGGTCACCAGCGTGTACCGGTTGGCGTTGTTCAGGACCCCGACGGCGAGGTCTGCGACGTCACCGGAAGGAGGGCTCAGAGGCCCAAGGTGGCGCATCAGGCACGTTCAAACGCGAGGAGCACACTGATGAGGTCGCCGGTCGCCCATGTCCATGGGGCGGTCGCAGAGAGGTTCGTGCCGTCGGCCATGATGAGCCGCGCGTTCGACCCGTTGCGGAACGCGGCACCAGCGCGCCACGCACCAGCCGAGGAGTCCTGGAACCCGCATGACCCGAGCACCGAGTTCGTGACGGTGGCGCCCGTTGCCAACGTGACTGGAAGCGACAAGTAGACACCACCAGATCCGACGCTCGACGTCGAACCTAGGGTGAGCGTAATCGACGCCTGCACCCACTTGCCGATCTCGCCGTAGCGCGCCAGCACCGTGCCGTTGCCGACGGTGACGTTCGTCCACGTCGGCGTGTACGCGGTCCACGCTGCGGAGAGGTAGTCGTCCACATCCTCGGCGAGCGTTTGCATCTGCGTGTGCCCGGCAGGCGCGACACCCGTCGCCGGCGGGTAGGTGAAGCCGAGTGGGGTGGTGCCCATGTCACTCTCCTGACTGGATGGTCACGTCGAAGGGCTGGCGGGTCGTCACAGTCATGAGCCCGGAGTCGAGGTCGCGGACCGTGGTCTGCACCAGGTGGCGCTCCTGATCGCCGGTCGGCAGTTGCACGGTCACCGTCAGCCCGGGCCGCACCCACGGGGCGTCCAGAGCCTTGACGCGCCAGGCCCGGCCCCGCGTGATGACGCGCTTGAGGACGGACTGCGCGGCGGTGGCCGATGGTTGGGTGCTGCGGACGATGCGCTGCACGGTGCGCGGCGCCACCGCGATGGACAGGTCACCTGCCGTGGCGATGGCGTAGGACCGATACGTGGTACCGGTGTCGGCGCGGTACTCGAGGACGACCGCGTTACCCCATCCTTCGGTTGTGATCTCGGCCTCGGACTCGACGATCGTGCCCAGCGGGCCAGTGGTGAGCTGAGCCACTGACTTGCCGGCGATGGATGGCCGCACGTCCAGGCGCCACGTCCCGAGCCCGTCGTGGTGAAGCCACGCGTTGAGCCAGTCGGCGAGCTCGACCATGAGCGCCCAAGGCGACTCACCCTCTTGCACCGTCTTGTCCGCGGACAGCCCGTCATACGTGGACACGCCGTCGCCGACGACGAGCGTCTCCCCGGTTGCCAGGGTCACCAGGGCGGCGATCACCCCGACGGCACTCTCGCCCGTTGCGAAGAACAGCTCGGTGTCGGCCGAGTCGTAGAAGATCGGTGCCCACTTCTGCACCAGGATCTCGTCCGACGCTGCCGTGATCTCGACCTCGTTGTTCGGCCGCATGACCGCACGGTCGACCATGACGAGGTTCGCGAACTCCTGCACGTCCTCCTGACCACCCGGGTAGACGAACCCGGACGAGATGATCAGCCGAACGCCAAGACGCGGGTCGAGCAGGTCGATGGTGGCAGCCGACGGCAACGCGATCCGCACGGTGGCCATCACGTAGGGAGCCCAGTTCTCGTTATGCGTGACCGTGCACGAGATCGGGTCGAGCGTGATCGGCGAGCCCCACGACGAGTGGTCGGCCTGCACCGTGTAGACGCGCCGGACCGACCCACCGACGGCAGTCGCAGCCTGCGCGTCCCACGGCGACGTGACGCTCATGCGGGCGGCCCAGCGGTGAAGTCAGCCCACGACGTCCACGCGGCCGCCACCTCGTACCAGGACGAGTAGGTGGTGGCCACGTCGGTCCAGTCCCACCCGATCGTGCCGCGCAGGTCGTCGGACGGAATCGCGACCTCGGCGTAGGGAACCGTGACCTTCCACCGCCGCGGCGAGGTGTTCGCGTCCTCGATGTCGACGCGCACGGCGCCGGTTGCGACGTGGTACATGTCCATGCCGACGTGCGTCGCCTGCCGCAACATGACCACCTCGGCCGGCGCGTACACCGCGACCACCTCGCGCGCGGTGGCGTAGTCCTCGCACCATACGGTCAGGTCGCCCGTGCGCTTGCGCAGCGGTCCGAGCGACACGATCGGGTCGTCGCGACCGATGATCCAGTGCACGGTCGTGGAGGACTCGCGCTGCTCGGTGTACCCGGTCACCAGGGTCGGGGTAACCAGCGTCTCGGGCAGCACGACGCAGCCCAGCCGCGGCCCGGTGATCGGCACTGTCAGCGTCTCTTCGGCGCCCGAGCCGGCGTCCACGACCGTGTAGGTCACGGACCCGTTGGCGCATTCGGCGTCGCGCGTGACGATCGCCGACGCCGACGGCAGCGTGCCCGTGAGCGTGCGCACCGAGGCGACACCGTTCGCGTCCGAGCGCAGGATCGCGGACACCGAAGACGTCGGGGTGATCTCGAGCAGGACGGACCCGGTCGATGCTTCCCACGTGGCTGTGAAAGTGGTCAATCCAACCTCACCCCGATCACGCGCCCGTTGACCCTGATGCCGAACGACCCGTCGAGCGCCTGGGTGATGTCACGGCGCAGACCACTCGCGTCCACCGCGATCGGGATCGTGATCGGTCGTAGGTTCCCCGTGGCAGTGTCGACCGCGGCCTGGAACGTGCCACCAGCGTCGGCGATCTTCGTCGCCGTGCCACGGGTCAGCTTCTCGCCGAGGAGGTAGCCCTGACCCTCGGCGAACTGCTGCACTTGGGCGTCCGTGCCGTTCGACAGCATGTCCACGACGGCGCCGTTCGCCTCGGGGCCACCTTCGCGGAGTTTCTCGGCGAGGGCGCCGAAGCCACGCGCGCCCAGGTCGGCCAGGTTCGCCTCGAAGTCACGGCGCGACTTGGTCCGGTTCGCGAGTTCGGTCAGCACTTCGTCGAGCGTGAGCGGCGCGCCCTCCCACGTCGCCTTCGCCTCGTCGACCGAGACCTTGTTCTGCGTCGCCCAGTCCTGGATCGCCTTGTCGTTGTCGGCCAGCGCTGCACCGAAGATCGACGACGCGGACGCCATCGACTCGATCGTCGACTGGTACGCCGACTGCGCCTGCTCGGCATCCTGCGACGCCTGCTGCTGCGCGTAGTACTGCGCGACCGTGAGTCCCTGCGCCTCGGCAAACGCGCGAGTGATCTCGGCGGCGGCCTGCTCCTGGTTGAGGTAGTCCTGCAAGATGCCCTTGGCGGCACCCTGCACCTTGATCTTGTCCTGGATCGCCAGCAGCGAGTCGCGCTCGGACCGGTTGAAGAACCCCTGAGCCGTGGAACCCGCGACCACCTCGTCGTTCAGCGCGGTCGTCGACCGGTCGAGCCCCTCGATCGCCGACTTCAGGTTTTTGATCCGCGTCTCAGGATCAGTGCTTGTGAACGCCGCCACCAACGTCTCGGCCGATAGCGCGCCGTCGTTGACCGCCGACGACAACTGCTCGGCGTTCGTGATGGCCCGGGACTGCCAGACCTCCCACACCGACCGCACGTCGTTGATCGCGGCCAGCATCTCCTGGAAGCGATCACGCAACGCCGTCGCCTGGCCCTGCAAGTCCGACGAGCCCATCTCCGTGGCGAAGTCGGCCGCGTTCTGCGTCAGCTCGTTGGCCTTGTCCGCCGCCGACTGCAACGACGCGACCAAGGCGCCGAGCGCGACACCACCGAGGACGCCGGCCGCGATGCCAGCCGTGCCGAAGCCCTCTGCCGCCTCCGCCAAGAACCCCTGCATGCCGTCGAGCGCAGAGTTGACGTCCTGGAACGAGCCCGCCATCTCCTTGGCGTTCGAGGCCGCGTTCTCCTTCATGGAGGTCGTGCCCTCGGACGCCTGCCGGGTGCCCTTGTCGATGTTCCGGCCGATGTCGTCGCCGGTCTTCTTCGACTGCTTCGCGGCGTCCTTGAGCGCGTCGGTCAGGTCGCGGTCGATGACCCGCCCGGCGTCCTTGGTCGAGTCCTCGACCTTGCCCATCGACCGGTCAAGGCCGCGGGACGCATCGGAACCGGCCCGGTCGACGTCCTTGAGCGAGTCCGAGACGTCGTCGAGCTTGTCCGCGACGCCAGCGAGATCCCGCTCGGCCGACTGGGTCTCGGCCTCGAGCCGGATCTTGATCGGGTTACCGGCCACCGGTCAGCCCCCGTTCGCCGCGTCCGTGATCGTCTTCTCGATGGCCCGCGACCACGACCCGATCCACTTGGGGATCGTGCGAGCCAGAGCCCCGTACACCACGTACCCGGAGCGCTTGTGCGGAGGCATCTGCCGGGCCGCGCGCCGGGTCACCGTGTGCGGCTTGCCGCCCTTCCTGGTGCGCGTGTACCGGGTGTAGTTGCCCCGGCGCTCCGACCCGAGCTCGATGCCCTGGCGCGGAACGCCCGGCAACTTCGACCCGGCCCCGGCGATCAGCGTCACCGGCAGCCCGGCCTGCACACGTGACCCCGTCTTGAAGATCACCCGCTGCTGGGCCAGTGGAGCGACCGAGGCCGCCGCCTTGACCTCGGCCTTCCACGTCGGCCCCAGCTCGGCACGCTGCGCGCGCTTGATCGCGTTCTTGACCTCGCGCGGTACGGCACGGAACGCCAGCCGGGCGCGGTCAACCTCGCGACCAGACGCGGACAGCGGCACGGGTCACGCGCCGCGCGTGTACGTGAACGAGCTCGACGCGCCGGTCGCGTTCGTCACGATGATCGCAGCGGACCCAGCCGAGCCGGCGGGCATCGTCGCGACGAGCACCGTCGAGGACAGCACCACGAAGTCGGACGCCGCGGTGCCACCGAACGTGACGGCCGTGGTCCCGGTGAACCCGGTACCGGTGATCGTCACGATCTCGGTCTCGGCAGCAGCCGACGGGAGCGCGGTCACGATGGTCGGGACGGCACCGGAGGCGACACGGGCGGGCGCACCGGTCAGACCCAACGTCACGGACGTCGTCGCGTTCGCGTTCACCTGGCCGCCGATGGCGCCTGGCGTGATGATCGCCGTCGCGGTGAACGTCGGGCCGGAGGCAGAGCGCGGCTTGAAGGTCAGCGCGACCGACGTGCCCTCGTTGTCCATCAGGTACGCCGACAGCGAGTCCGCGGTGTCCCAGTCCTGCATGTAGTTCAGGGTCGCGGTCCACGTCGCGGTCGTCTGGTCGGTGTACGTGGTGCCATCCAGACCGGTCCACGGCACCGTCGAGGACGCCGGGGTGAACGTGACCGAGTCGACGGCCTTCTCGTAGTTGTCCGTCCCGACCGTCAGGAGCACGTCCTTCAGGACGAGCGGGGCGAGGGCGATGGTTGCCATGGCGGCAGTCCTTCCTAGGTGTAGAGAGTGACGGGCAGGGTGACGGTCACGACTGCCGCCGGGTACTGCTGACCGTTGATCTCGATGGCGTCCGGGTAGGAGACCTGATCGAGAAGCGTGGAGGCGGAACCGTCGAGCACCCCGAGCAGGTCTTCGAGGAGCGCGTCGACAGTGGTGACCGCCTTGTCCGGCTTCGACGGATCGGCCAGGATCGTCACGTCGAACCGGAACTCGCCGCGGCCACCCGGACCCTGCGGGCGGATGAACGGGTCAGCCGGACTCACGACCAGACACGGCGGCTGCCACTGCTCGAGCTTGTCCCTCACGGCGACCGCGTACCCGTCGAGGGTCACGTTGCCGTCGAGGACCGTGTGCATGTACGCCCGAGCGGTCGCGATCGCACCCATCAGGCGAACCCCCCGCCGCCACCGAGCACCTGGTCGAGAATCACCCGGGCGGTGATCATCGGGTCCTTCGACATCTGGATCGGGACACCGTCAGGGTCGTAGGTCACCTGACCGTTCGGCGCACCACGCCACGCCCACAGCTTCGCCCCGCACTCGAGGATCGCCTTGGCCTTGATCGACGCCGCACACGGGCGCGAGTCGATGTACGCGGTCACCAGCGCCTCGGCCTCGTCGTAGGTCGCGCTGGCGAACGCGTCATCTCTCGTCGTCGTGCCGCCGACGTAGGCGATGAGGGACGCGATCTGCTCAGTCGTCGCCACTACTCGCTCCCCTCACTGGTGGGCTGCGCGAGGAACACGTCCTCGGTCAGCAGGTGCGACTTGTGGTGGCCGATGCGCACGCCCGTGTGGACGTGCACGGGGAACTGGCACAGGCCGGCGCGGATGCAGAAGGTCAGGTCCTCACCCACCGGCTTGCCCCGCAGCTCGGTCTCCTGGAACCACGGGAACGTCTGGGAGAACCCGCGCGCCCGGATCTCCTCCAGGACGCTGCGGTGGATCAGGACGAACGCGGCACCTGTGGCCGCGCACTGCATGACCGTGTCGGCCGGGTAGGACCCGACACGCACCGTGGTCAGGCCCTCGTCGAGCTCGGCCCACTGGTAGATCGTCGGCCACAGACGCCCGCCGGCCATCCCGAAGCACAGGCCGCCGACGATGGGCCGGTGTGTCGGGTCTGCGACCTCGAGCAGCCGTTCGATCGCGTCCGGCTCCCAGGCCATGTCCGCGTCGATCCACAGCAGCCAGTCGCCCACGCCGCCGTCCAGGAAGCGCTCGGTGACGGTGTTGCGGGACGCCGACACGTTGGCCGACGACCACTCCTGCATGATGTTGACGATGCGGCGCGGGTGGACGCCCTGGTAGTCCGCTGCGATGTCCGACAGGACTGTCGTCAGCAACGACTCGGTGAAGTACGCGGACACCTCGCCGGGATGGATGTAGGCGATCACGACGGTGTCGGACTTGTGCTCGCGCGCGGCATCACGGGCCGCGGCGCGCTGCTTGGCGCTCGGCATTGCTCCCCCGGTTGGTCCCCGGTGCGAGGTTGGGGCGGCCCGGCCCGGGGGAACCGGGCCGCCCCGTGGCGTCACGCCTTGAGCAGACGGAACGCGTCCGCGTCGGCCGCCTTGGCGCCGACACGCTTGTAGGCCACCAGACCGCGCTGACCGGTCGGGATGCCCGAGCCGTCCACCACGTTCGCGATGAACTCCAGGGCCACGCCGATGCGGTCGTACACGATGTACTGGCCGAAGTCGCCGAGCACGGCGAGGATGTTGCCCGAGGTCGTGGTCGCGGTGACCGAGGACGCCCGGACGATCGGCGAGCCGAGCAGGGTGCCGGCGGCGACCATCTCCGTGAGCATCGTGCCGGTGGTGCCGACGCTCTGCTGCTGGATGCTGCTCACGGTGGCCTTGTTCGCCACGAACGACGCCGAGTCCTCGTACCTCGAGGCCAGCGCGTTGAACAGCTTGATGGTGTCGACGCCCGACGTGGAGTCGAACGTGCCCCGCGTGGTCACCGTCACCAGCGAGCCGGCCGTGGCCGACAGCTGGGTGATGATGCCGTAGGGGGCGTCCGAACCGGAGCCGGACACGAAGGCGACGCCCTCGGCCATGTCGATGGCCTCACCGATCAGACCGGGGAGCTGGGCCTGCGCGTTGGAGTCCTGGAAGATCTCGTAGGACGCCGTCACGTAGGCGGTCAGCATCGCCGCGTCGACCTGCACGGTCCCGAAGGTCGGGGTGCCGTCGGTGAACGCCGACCCCTCCGACTTCCACGCCGTGGTCACGTTGCCGACGGTGACGCCGTTCCACTTGTCCTGGGTGCCGGACACGACCCGAGCGATCCGACGGATCGGGTTCTTGGTCATGGTGCCGGTCTCGATCAGGGTGGGGTCGAGCAGCGTCGGCAGCATGTAGCCACCGTTGGCCGACGTCAGGGACATCGACGCACGGACCGCCTCCGCCTCCTCGGCGGAGTAGATCGGCGCACCGCCGTAGCGCATCCACGAGCGGAACGCCGACATGTACGCCGGCGAGCCGTGGACGAGCGCGTGAGCGGCCGCACCGTCGATGGTCTCGATCTTGCGCACGGCGGCCTGACGGGCCTCGTCCGAGATGTCGAACCGGCGGTACTGCACGTCGCTGATCGCCGTGGCCGCACGGTCGATCATCTGGTCGTCGCTCAGGCCGCGGATGTCACCCTCGAACGGGTCCACCTTGGCCGGGGCGACCTGCACGCTGCCCCACTTGGCACGGGACTCGGCGACACGCTGGGCGCGCGCTTCGGCCTCCACGGCCTCGTCGATCTGCCGCTTGAGGTCGGCGTGCTCGGTCTCCAGGGCGGTCCACTTCTTGGACTCGTCCTCGTTGAAGTCGCGGGTCTCCGCGGCCTCGTTCATCGTGCGGAACTCGGTCTCGATCTCGGCGAGCCGGGCGCGCATCATCTCCAGGTTCACGGGTCAGTCCTTCCCGATCGTGGTCAGTCGCGCACGCCGCTGCGCACGCGAGACGAGGGGAGTGGTAGCGCCCGGCTCTCCCTCGGTGGTGCTCCCGGCTCCGTCCCGCTCGGCAGTGGTCGAACCGGCTGCCGCATCGGGGGGAGTGGTCTGGATCGAGCGGGCCACCTCGTCGACCCACCCGGGGTCGACGGTCCGCATCCGCTCGTAGTACTCGTCGGTCATCGACCGCACGCCGGCCGACGTGTCCGGGTTCGCCGGGAACGTCACCGGCCCGAACTCCATGAGCCGGACCTCCTTGATGGTCCGCTCGGGGATGCCCTTCGGGTTGTGGTCTGACGTGCCCGGGTCGTTGTTGATCTCGTCCTTCGTCACGACCATGCGCATCGACGCGCCGTAGGACCCGGCCTCAAGACCGGGAACCAGATCGCGGTTGTAGGACGTGTCGAACAGCGGCACGACGCCCACAGCCGCCGACGGGTCCTCGCGGATGTCCGACGGCGACCCGAGGACCTTCTGGCCGATCTGCGGGTCGAAGCCGTGGTTGAACAGGACCTTGATGTTGTCCCGGTTCTCCTTGATCGTCTTGGTGAAGGCACCAGGTGCGACGCGCTCCAGGAAGTTGCCCTCCCACACCGAGCGGATCTCGTACCAGTTGCCGATCGCCGAGAAGCGGACGTCCATCGTGGGCATGCCGCCACCGTCGGGAGCCTTGGCCCGCACGGGCTCCGTCAAGGCGCGGACGACCTCGAAAGCAGTCATCTCAGTTGCCTCCTGTCACCTGCGGCGGCACGAACACCTGCGGCAGTACCTGGTTGGGGGTGTCGCCCCACTCGACGGGGGCCAGGTCTTCCTTGTCACGCACCTCGTTGACCGTCTTCCACTGGTTCTGGAGGGCGAGTGCGTGGGCCTGGTAGCGCTGGAGCGTGGTCGCCTCGAGCAGCGCGTCGCGGTTGAGCTTGACCTTCTGCGGCCGCGGCACGAACAGGGACAGCACGCGATCGACCCTCCGCAGCCACCGGTTGAGCGAGAAGACGAGAAGGTCCTGGCGACGGTCGACGATGTTGGAGTACGTCAGCGACGACCCACCGGTCGAGTACCCGAGGATCTCGGCGAATCCGGGCCCGAACATCCGTGCGCACTGCGCCTCGGAGAACTGCTGGGTCTGGAGGAACTGCGATTCCTCCGGGCTCATCTGGAGGTTCGACCACTCCCACCCGCGGCCCATCACCAGCGGGTCGCGCGACCCACGAAGACGGTCGCGCAGACGAGCCTTGGCCTCTTCGGCGTCGCTCGGGTTCAGGTCCTTGACGGTGTTGCGCATCATCCCGGACGGGTGCGCACCATCCGTGAACCACTGGCGGCCGAAGCGCGTGGCCGACAACGTGATGCCGATGGTCGTGGCGTGGAGCTCGATCGGGGACAGTCCGAGCAGGCGGCCGGCGACCGGGTTGACGCGCCAGTGCATGAACGCCGACGTGTTCGTGAACTCACGGCCGTTGACGCGCCACTGCGGCACACCCTTGGTCAGCGAGACGGTCACGTCGTCCGGGTGGAACAGGTCCGCGGTCCGGATGTACGTGCCGTTCGGCGCCCAGTCGATGACGTTGCCGTAGTTGTTGCCTGCCAGCGTCCACGCGGACAGCAGCCGGTATACCCAGTCCTCGACGCCAGTACCGTCGCCGCCGGGGTCGAGGACGTTGCCCGGCGTCGCGATCTTCTTGCCCGATCCGGAGAACGTGTCGATCGGAAGCTCGGAACCCAGCGACGCGATGAGATCCACCGTCGTGCGGATGGCAACCGACTGGATCGACGTACCCGAGTAGGACGGGTCCAAAGTCGCGTAGTCGCCCGTGGGAACCGGCTGACGCACGTACACCGACGAGCGAGTCTCCGGCTCCCTGCGCCCACCGATCGGCCCGCTGAACACGCCCATCAGGTCTCATCCCGCTTCCGGTCGGACCCCATGTCGATGCGGTGGTCGAGGGCGAGCAACAGGACGCCTGCGGTCGCGAGCGCAGCGGGCCACCACAGAACCGCGGCGAACGCGACCAGGCACAAGGCGCCGAGGACCGCGGGAATGTACTTCGGCACGTGCCCTCCCTCAGAAGATCTGCGCGACGGGGTCGTAGTTGGCGTCGACACTCTCGAAGCCCACGAGCGCGAGCGTCACGGCGACCAGCGGCGAGATCGGTGCGTCGCCGCCCTGGCGCCAAACGACACCGCGAGCGAGGCGCTTGAGGATCGCCGACTCGACCGCAGCCCGTAGGTGCGGCTGGTCGGCGTGATGGAACTCGAGCGCACCGTCGTCGGAGCCTTGAGCAGTCGAGTGGACGAGGTCGAACAGGCGTCCGCACGCGGCCATGTAGTCGACCGTCTTGACGATGTCGAAGTCCTCGCCGAGGACTTGGTCATCGGTCTCGAGCTCGCGCACGATCCCCGCCGCGATCGGGTCGACGATGACCGCGACCGGACTGTGGGCCTCACGCAACTCCCTCACGCGGCGAGCAGCCCAGCCAGCCGACGCCTTGCGGTGCTCGATCAGTTCGCCGTGGTACTGCCCGTCCGGGCGCTGCACGAGCGCCGCGATCGACACCATCGACCGGTCCGGCGACTGCGCCACACCGAACGCACGCGGCCCATCCTTGGCCGTCGACTTCGGGTCGAAGCACGATGCCCACTCGGCCTGGTCGATGCCCTCCGACGGTGCCCCATCGTCGTCCCAGATCCCGTAGCCCTCGCGGCGGAACGAGTCCTCACCCAGCCGCTTCCACATCCGCAAGATCGACGCCTTCGACGTCCGGTGCGGGTAGGACGGGTTCGCCTTCGCGAGTTGGACCCAGTCGACCGCGCCAGGCTTCGTGTCCGGGTCAGCGCCGACCTCGATGTACAGCGTGTCCTCAGACTCGCCGGCCACGGCCTCGCGACGCACCGACCGGAACACGTCCCCGACGTCGGTCGGCCGCGGCGGCGTGCCGAGCATCAGGAGCAGCGGGTTCGGCGACACGTTGAGCGCCGGGACCATGTCGTCCATCGTTCGCTGCGTGACGCGCTGCGCCTCGTCCAGCACCAGCACGTCCACCCCAGCGAACCCGAGACCGAACCCACGCTCACGGGCGCCGAACATGATCCGCGACCCGTTGCGGAACATCACAGCCTCGTCGCCGGACCCCAGGACCACACGCAGCACGTGCGAGCGCACCTTCTTGCGCCGCGCCATCGCCTGCATCGCCAGGAACGTCTCCTTGGCGGTCTTCAGCTGGTGCGCGGTCCAGATCACCGTCAGGCCCGGATGGAGCAGGCACAGGGCGAACACGATCGCGCCGATGAGGTACGTCTTGCCAACCTGGCGAGGGATCGAGATCACCACGCCACCGATGCCAGCCGCGTACAGCCCGCCCTCACGCTTCGCGAGGATCAGGCGCCCAGCACCGTCCTGCCACGTGTCGAACCCGAGGCCCAGGTGCTCACACTTCGCGCGAACCGCCGGCCACTCCGTACCGACGATGCCATCCGGCCGGACCAGGTGGCGAGCGACCTCAGATAGCCGTCTCGTCCCAGGCTTCGTCGCTGTGGCCGTCGGCATGCTCCTCCTCGGCACCCGCCGCGTCGATCGCCTCGATGTCCTTCGCGATCTCAATCAGCCGGCGCGTCAACGCGGCCAAGTCCCGCGGTGGGGTGTTCGGGTTCTCGACCGTCACCGCGACGCGATCGCGCATCGCCACCAGCAGCTCGCGACGCGAACCATCCGCGGCAGCCTGCGTGACGGTCTTCGAGCGCGGCTTCGCGCGCTCGTCCGGTGCTACAGGGCGCAGGTTCGAGCGGGCCACGGCGACGACCCCCTCGTGGAAAAACGCGACGGGCAGAAA